GAGGTATCTGCAATGGTACTGTCAAAAATAAATCTTGTATCGAGACCTTTTTGCTCATAATATCTAAGCAATGCATATTTTCTTAATCTGTGATAATAATAATCATAGTTCTCAATGGTAGCCATATCTCTTGCATTTGAAAGATATTCTATACCTTGATTCTCCTGAAAAATTGAATACTGTTCTTTGTAATTGCTTAGATATGAATCTATACTAAATTCATCAATTGTGGTGCAACCTTGCATATGTAGATTGTAAATTGCAACAAATAGCAATTCATAGAAGTTCTCTGTATTAAAATCAGTTCTATCTAATGGTCTATCAATATCATCTATTAAGGAAGAATCTTGTATTAAACAACCAATCGTATTCAAATATGCTCTTTTATCTACAAGTCCTTCATGTGCCATTATTTCACCTCTTTCCCAATTGACTGAATATCAATCTGTTTTATTTTTCTCCTTTTAGGTTGAACGATAATGGTCTTTTCTTTGTACATATTTGAAATATCCATATTTTCATTATGTTCTTCCAATTTATCAACCGACTCATAATACTGCATTGCTTCTGTGTGATAATATGGAACAATTCCAATTACATCACCAGTTAAATCCTTTTCAATGATTTCATGCAGATAAACCAGAGTCTTATACATGCTTTCGTATGTAAAACCATAACGCTTGATATAATCTTCTGTTAAGGCATATACTTTTGTACTTAATTCTTCTCCTTCGATGAGACTTCTTAAATACTTATAATACTGTTGCTTTTTTGCATATTCCTCTTCGGATAGTGCTTCTTTTAATTCGGCTTGAGGTCTAGCCTTTCTACCGACTTTTTTCTTTGTAGCAACCTTATCTATCTGTTCAGTTTTGTCTTTCTGCAATGTCTTGATTACAATATTAAAACATTTTTTATGAACATAGCGTCCCTTGTATGGAACGCCATCCTCATCTACAATTGGCTCATTGCATATTACGCATTTTCTTCGAGCTGCCATGTATCAACCTCTTATAAGTTATTCTCCTCAATGAAACTCTCAATATCATAAATGATTGCTTCAATAAGCTGTTCCTGACCTTTCTTCAGATCACTAGCCTTCTTACCTTCACCTAACTGATTTGCAACGATTGTCTGTAAATCCTCAAGATATCCATTATCAGCAAGCTTCTCTCCAAGTTTCTGTAGCTCGTCCATGAGGTCATCATATGATTTAACATCAACTGTTCTCTGTGCTTTCTGCTCCTCGTATGTAACTGCTGTGATTCCCTCTTCTCTCTCCTGAATCTCAATAGCCTTAATAATTACATCTTCAAGAGCTTCAGCAGTGAACTCCTCAATATAAGTAGTAGGAAGATAATCGAAACGAGAACGAGCAAAGAACTCATCTGTCTGTGCTAAGAAACCAGAAGACTTAACAACCTTACCGTCTTTATCAACACCGTTAGAACGAACATAAACACATAAGTCTGTATTATTGATGATAGGTGCTAACGCTCTCTTATCAGCCTTTGGTGAAATATATCCATCCTTCTCCTGTGCATGTGCAATAAAGTAACAACAATATCCAGCACCAAGTAACTTGTTAATCTGCTTCCAGAACTCAGTCTCATACTCTTTCCAAAGTCCATATCCACCGTTTCCTTCTCCGATTGAAGGAGCTTTATACTTCTGACAAATAAATTCCTGACAATAGTTTGCAGCTGCTTCAATCTCATCAAAGATAATTGTTGAATACATCTCTCTTGCTTTTTTTACTGTCGCTGGATCTGTAAGCTGCTTGTTAATCTTAATGAAGTCAGACCACTTTGTAATAGGACAATATGGAACACCAGGAATAGCATTAAGACCTGCCTCGAATGGAAGATAGAATGGCTTCTTCATACGAGTTGCCTGTTTAGTCTTTCCTAAGTTATTTCCACCATAGACAAGAATAACCTTGCCCTCTAAACCTTTTGCTACTGTGCTGACCTGTGGATTAAAAATATCTAATTCGTTCATGTAATTCTCCTTTATTTTCAAAAATATTTTCTTTAATAAAAATGGTACATATTTCAAACTATTTCATTCGTACCTACAACAAAGTTAGATTAGAAACCTAAACTTCTACCGTGTGCTGCACCACTTGGCTTTGCAGTAGATGCCTTTGCACCACTCTGAGCTTTAGCTTTTGCTTCCTCAAGACGATTTGCTCTCTCCTGAATTGCAGCCTGAATTGTATCAGCAACATATGGAACTTCTGGTGTGATACCCTCTTCATAAGGCTCAGAAGCACCAGTAATAATAAGATCACTCTTGTAATCTACTTTTACCTTTCTTCTTGGCTTACCAATCTTAACTGGAATCTCTGTAACAGTCTCAATTCTGTTATTAATAATGTCTCCATAGAACTCTACTGTCTGTCCTACTTCAAAGCCAGAATCAACTGCCTGTGCTACTTCACCCTCTGCTACAAGATCAATTGGCTCAATTCCGTTATATGTAGGCATCCAGCCACTCACCACAAGTCTTCCTGTTTCTACTCCCTCGTTATCAAGTTCAAGACTAATATCCGAAATAAATACCTCTACTGCGAACTCTGCATGTGGCTCAAACTCTTCATCAGCCTTTAATCTATTGAAGAAATTGCTCTTGTAAGCTACAATCTTCTCACCATTCTTACCTGTGAATGGACTAATATCACCAGTTACTCTAACCTTTGTAGCCTCTTCCTCACCAACTTCTGCAATAGACTTGTACTCGTTCATTACTGTCTGAATACCTGCATAAGTCTTGTTATCAGTACCAGCCTTAGTCTTCTCATTTACATTGACATTGTACTTAACGAAATTCACATCAGAAGTCTTGACTGTAATATGACCTGTTATCTTATTCTTTCCATCCTCTGTTACAATCTTTAGATCCTTCTCACTAACTACACCTACTGCTGTTGCCTTTGCATTTGCTTGTCTTAAATTTGTTTCCTTTGTTGTTGTCTCTGCCATTTAAAAATGTCCTCCTTAAAATATAATAAAAATTTAATTACTATCTAATTTAAAAATTAACCAATTACATAATCTCTCCAATGATTTGCAAAGAAACTATGAGTACCTTTTACCCTGTTAATCTGTGTGATACCTTTCTTCTCCATATGTTTTCTTGCAACCATTCTGTCCAACTTTCTAGTATGAACCTGTGTCGGTACTCTTTTTGTCTGCATAATATACCTCCTTGTATGCAATAAATTTTTTTAACAACTTATATCTAAACGCCCAAATGGACGGAACACAGAAAATAAATTTATGTAAAAATCTATCTTCAACAGTGATTTTTGAGTATAAAAACCCAAGGGTATGCTGTTCTTCCACCCATAGCACAAATGCTTTCCGCATTTATTTATTTTCTTGTTTTGTCTCGATTTTTATATAATTTTCGAGACACCTTGTTTTGGAATTTTTAAATTGAATTGTTCAAGACTGATTACATATTCTCTAAACTATCTAAGAATTGTTTCATCCACATATTTTTATCAGCAGTTCTCTTCAATTCTTCCTGCCATCTTTTATATGCTCTAGCAACATCATCTTCATAAAACTCATTAATATCATTCATATACGAATAAACTGCTTCATCGCTAATGTCTAAGTCTTTGTTTAATTCCTTATTATAATATTCTCTTATATCTGTATTTAGCGATATATCAATTTGATTTAATGCAAACTTTTTAACATTTTCATGCTCAGATGTTGGTGGAATCCACTTTTCAATCTCATCTCTAACTTTCATATATCGCTCATCTTCTGCAATATATTTATCAAGAGACTTTCTTGTTGATTCTATATCTTTTTTATGCTTTTCAATAAGTTTTTTCTTCGCTTCCTCAAAAGTCATTTGTCTATATTTATTACGAATTTCGACTGTTTTCTCATAATCTTTCTTGTAATATGGATCAGGCTCAAACTGAGTTGAAACTGGTTTTGATAATGGCTCATCTCTCATATTAATAGCTATACCAAAATTTCTAAGACAAAGCTTTAAAAAGTCTTTTCCTGTTGTAATATCTCCATCTTTTATATATGCTGTATAACCTGTAGGCACTTTCTCACCTCACTTATTTATTCTCTGTTACTATCGAAGAATGTGAACCATTCCTTCTCTTGTACCCATTAAAACAGGTTCTTCACCATTGGCTATCATCTTCCAATAAGCACTTTTACTTTTCTCCATTTCTAATTGATGTTTCAATGTTTCAATTTCTTTCTCATAATAGTCATTATCGAATTTCTGAGTACCAATCTGTTTATAGTCTTTGGAAACGT